CTTTACCTTCGTTCTGAGGATTGGCAGGGTCACGCACAACAAAGATGTTGGTGTAGTAAGAGAGCTTACGCTTCTGCTTACGTGCGACTTCTTTATCTGCATCGATGCCAGAGTTCCACAGCTTACGATTGACTTCACCGACAGGATCCTTGCCACCAATAGTAGTCAGGGAGTTCTCGATATACCAACCACCAGGACCCTGGAAGGCGTGGGAGTACACCTTCGCCCAAGGCATTTCCTCTCCATCAGGAGCAGGAAGGAAACGAATGACAGCGTAACCGTTGCCAGAGTTATCGAGTTCAGGTTTCCAGAGACGATCGTCTCCACCCTTACTAGACTTATTGATCTTCTCTGCCTCCTGGACTAGTGCTTGGAGAGACGAGGTTGAACGCTTTTTAAGATCGCTAAAAGACATTAGATTCTTAGATTGAATTGGATTTGGTTTTAGTGTTGGGTCTTACGCTGAATACTGTGCAGCCCAACGGAGTTATTATAGCACGGGATTGATGGGACTTGAACCCACGACTTCTTGCGTGACAGGCAAGCGCTCTAACCAGCTGAGCTACAACCCCAAGGTGGGCAGGGAGGGATTTGAACCCCCGTAGGCAGAGCCAGTGGATTTACAGTCCACCTCCATTAACCACTCGGACACCTACCCTTGTTCCCTTTTAAGTTTGAAGTAAAGTTTATAATAAACTTTCTTCATATCATTGAGAGTATTCATATCCTCTTCAAACCCCATATATTTGAGGAGCTGAGAGGACCCTTCTAACTCACTGAGTAATCTTAGCACGTTGACGGGGTGTCTGTCAAGACCCCCGAAATCATACTGACTCATAAGTCTCCGAATTGATCACGCATATCTTCCATTGATTTTTTCTTTGCGGAGTACACACCATCAATGTATCCAGACCTATATTCCCAGGTAGTTCCACCCTCAAGTCCTTTCGATGGGTTGATACAGGTTTCATCACCCAGTTTGTTGCAAACTAATCCAGCAAGATCTAGTTCACTTTTATCATAGGATGCAGCTGTACCACTGAAGACGTGCTTACCATTAATCCAGATCGCACTGCATTTAGGACATTCTTTTCTCTCAAGTTTGAGATCCGACAGTTCCTTATCCATCTTTGTTTAATTCTTTTATGAGTTTGTTGTATTCTGGCAAGTCTTTAATGAGTTGCTGCTTTAATTTCCTACGCATCAACATCATTCTAAACTTTACCCAAGAATAGCGAATATGCAAATCGACAAATGCGAACAGTCGCATTGTTTCTTCCGTACCTGCATAGGCTACCAACAGAATAATTATTAGAGCTGTAATCGAGAGTCCAGTAGTAGATGGATCCATTAAGCACAGAGCTACGTTGACTTATTTATTGTAGCACTGCTATACAGATCAGTCAAGTTCTGCAATAGTTCTTTTCAAGGTGTCAATCATCTCATCGATATTATTGAAAACGTCTTTGACACAAACGTCTTTGGGGATTCCAATGGCATCCATTACCTTACGGACATCACTAGCCATCAGTGCTGCTGTTTCGTCATCATTCTTTGACAATTCAACACGCATCCACAATATCCTTTGCTTTTCCAGCAAAGCTTCAATGAGATTTACATACTCTTCCCGCTCGTCAGCTGTCATAGCGGGAAAGGCAAGCGTCATCTCAGCAAGTTGATCTTGCATCGAGTTAATAACTTTAACTTCTTGCTGAACGACTTCAGATTCCTTGAAATTCATTTCAAAATAGCAGCTTAGCACGACTAGTTTTCTTGATAAAGTTAAGACGCTGAGCATCAAACTTTAGTTTTTCTTTTAGCGGTTTCGAGATTAGTTTATTGACAGTATCAATTTCGATACTATTCATTTCGCAAAAGTGAACTACAGCATCGATGTAGTTCATTTCATTGTTATCAATAACTAATTTTTCAATTTCACCAGCAAATTTTGTAGCAGTCATAAAAGAATTTTCTATTTCATCAGGTTGTTGAGGCATTTGACATCTCGTATTCTTTAATTGCCTCAAGTAGCTTGATAAAGTGAGGTTCTTTAACTGAAGTTTCTACAATTTGACACTCACCATCTTCGCAAGCAACGATGGCAATGAATTTTTCTACTTCAATCTTGTAATGTTCATAGAACATATACCCATAAGCACATAGCTGTGGGAAATAATCCTGAGCGATGTATGGTTTCTTCGGTGACTTAGATGTCTTGAAATCAATCACAGACAACACACCGTCAAACTCTGCAATAAGGTCTACTTGTCCAGCAATTTTTAACTTGTCTGACCAGAGCATCCCCTCAACTAAACGAGGACGATCTATCCTATCTATAACACTTCTGGAAGTGTGAAACATTTGGACGGGCAAAGGAGAGTCCTTATGATCATCCAGGTTTAATTTGTTTAAGATGTATTGCTCAGCAATACCGTGGAAATTTGTGCCACGTTTAGTAGCACGATTAGTGGTACGGTTGGCAACCTCAGCTCCAACACGATTACGCCACTTGGCAATTGCTTCTCTCTTCTTCTTACGATTAGAGAGCACAGTAGTAACAGAGGGGTAGTGCCTGTCTCCTACGGAGTACAAGCGCCGCCCCTCTACAAGACCACGTTTTAGTGTAACAGAATCTAGAAGTTCAGAGTGATCAAATTTTTTCATTGTAACCTTGGTTGATCTTAGAGACCAGATACGATCTAACTAGACCAGACCTTACAATATCCTCAATGTTGAATTCAATCTTCGACATCTCGGGCATACCCTCAAGGATCTGCATAAAATCTAGAATACCAGTACGTTCTGCGACCTTTTGGAGGTCAGTTTGGGTAGCGTCACCAGCAAACATAATTTTGCTGTTCTCTCCTACCCTAGTGATTATACTATCAAGCTCGTGAAAATTCAAGTTCTGAAATTCGTCCACGATTACAATAGCATTATCAAGAGTCGTACCCCTAAGAAAAGAAGTAGACCAAAAGCTGATAGTTTCTTGACGTTGTAGGTCATCATACAATGTCTCAAATTCTTTGTCGGTATACATCGAGAACATATGCTTTACCATATTCTTATATGGAATCTGATAAAGAAAGCTCTTGTCATCGTGTGTGCCAGGAAGAAATCCAATCTCTCTGGTAGCAACCAAAGAACGAACAAGATAAACTTTTTCGTACGGAGAGTCTTCAGACAAAACTTCTTTCAATGCATTATAAACAAGGCAGAATGTTTTACCTGTGCCAGCACATCCATAAGCATAGATGTTCTGACCCTTAGCATACTCTTCCCAAAGTTTTTCTTGGGTCTCTGTCAGAGGTTCAATGTTTCGCATAAGAGATGAATTGATCGGTTTAGATCTCTTCATCTGCTTAGTAGAAAGGACAGCAGAAGACTTTCTTCTTGGCATAATCTGTGTTGGTTATTTGTAGGGTTTGACGTTAGATCCAGGCACTTGAGAAACTTTTTGGAGGACTTCATTCCACCCTCCATCAGTTTTATTTCTCCAGTCTCCAACCTCTCCCAACCCAGCTACGCCAGCGGACCAGTCCTTATCCCAATCGGGATTGTCCTTTCTCCACTGCTCGTAACTTGAAAGAGAAAGATTTAATTCCTGCTTTTCACCTGTAGTATTGTGCTTTACTGGATAGATCGGCATACTATTTATTTTAAATCGGTGTACTTGTCTTTGTTTTGTGCACTGTATCCCTTTTCCCAAGGGTTAAGTCTTTGAGATCCCAATTCCAGCTCAATAGAATCATCAGAAGTAGTACCGCGCATACCTCTTTTGTGTTCATACTGTGCTTGTCTCGCTGACCTATCGGAGCTGACCATTTGTTCAGTGTATTGATCTAGTTCTTCCTCAGTGATGGGTTCACTAGAGTCAACTTTATCAACGTGAAAATCAACTGATCCACCTTCTCCTAACATCTTAGGAGCCCCTACTATTCTACCATACTTTTTGATATCTTCATCAAAGTGACTGATTTTATTTGCACGTTTGTCAGTTACCTTATACTTGGTATAGTTTTCAGTTGGATCTTTAGTGTCATTCCACGAAGCAGGGTCTGCTGGTTTAAATTGACTTC